CAAAGGATAAGAGAACCACTCTTGTTTATCGTGAAGTACTATATTATACGCTTCACCGTTTCCGAATGTCTTTATTTGGAAGTGTGCTTCCGCAAATTGTCGGTTTAGGCTTATTATTTGGTTGTAGGTTTGCATAAAATTTAAGTAACTTCTTGTCTATTTTTTCAAATTTACTCATTTGGATATAAAAATTTATTACATTTTGGAGCGTGACCACTTCCTAGGTAAACGCTAACCGTTGGTCGTCCTATTTCAGGCAACATATCTGCGCTCGTGTTCGCTTTCATGTATAAAGGGTATAAGTTAGCCTTTGCGCTTAGATAGTCTGTTAAACGTTCGCTAAAGAACTCCGCTTTATCCTTCATTCTATTCTCGATACGTGCTAATTCCTTAGTTCCAATTGGTGAACTCCATTCGCTGTTATTAGTAGCTGTCGATTTATTTCTAAAGTTGAACAATAAAGGTATCTGTAACTCGTACAAAGTCCAATAAAGCAAAGCGTTAGACACGTAATTGTTAACCAATATTAAGTCGTTCCCGGCTAAAGTTCCTGCAATTACTTTTGCTTCTAAATCCTCATACAATACAGAACCTAAATAGGCTTGTATGTATTGCACTTGCGACTGCCAAATAGTAGGTAAAATCTTTTTCATGTCGACGTTTTCGTCAACCGCTGACTCGTTTTTTACGAATTTTTCCGATATGAATAGCCCTCTTGTCATCTTATTTTCTTCTTACTAATCTAGTACTCCATACGTGCCTACAAAATGGAACATGAATATTCGTATCTTCCAACGTTCTCCACCCTCCACGACTTGTGAACACATCTAAATCCATACCGTTGTTCAATGCTCTAATCTGTTCGATTGTCCATGATCTAGTTTTGCTTAACTCTACCATTTTACGGCAGAAATCCCTAGTCGTTGGTATAATATCCGAACCGCTAACATCATTTCGCTTTTCGTATTTATAAACAACGAATACCTCGTTTTTATCTGCTTCCCTCGATCCTCGAGGTGTTACCCCGTTTTCATCAATTAAACCCTTTGTAGTTAACGAATCAATAATCTTGGTATAATCTGGCGAAGATATTTTCAAAGCCTTTTGTATGTCTTTAGGATCATTTTCGCCTATGACCATTTTCAATACACTTTGTTCTTGTTGTGTGATGAATTTTGACTTTAAAATCTGTTCTTTATTAAAAGCATCATCAGAACCTAAAATAGGTGTTTGTCTTGATTTGATTAGTTTCAATTCTCCGTCCTCAATTCCCGTTTCGCTCAACATTTTATAAATCAAATCGTCCTTACTCATGGTTACGGTTGTCGTAGTTGGCTCGTCCTTTACAGGTGGATAACCGAACCGCTCTAAGATTTGATTTTTTGTTAATACCGCTTGCATTAAGTTTTCACTCATTACACCGCTAATCGTCCGCTTTTTTATAATCTCAATTTTACCGCTTAATCCGTTGAAGTTTAAAATATTTGTTAAATAATCCTCATACACTTTTTGCTTTTGGTCAACGTAGCCATTTTGCCAAGCCTCAATTGCTGTTCTTTTTTCGTCAGCATTGTTGTTAAATCCACTCTCACCTTTTAATCCAACTATCACAGGATCAACACCATGACCTGTATAAATCTCATCACGAATAGAATTATTAAGATTGATAAATCTATCGTCTTGACCATTTGGACTTAACGGTGTAACCTCAACTCCACTGTCTTTATCTTCGTTAAACGATTTTATTGAACGGCCTGCATTATCTGTTCCGTGAAGTACATTATCAAAGTCGTTAACTATTTGCCGCTTTTGCTCGTCTGTTGGTTCTCCGTTGTAAAAGTTAATCAAATAACCACTTGAAAATCCGTTTTTAACGTTGTTATAAGTGAAGTTAGCAATTTCGTAATCAGCTGCGATATAAGGCACACACGCAATATAATCAGGTAAAGGATATTCGCCTAAATTAGGTCTGTACTCTTTGTAATAAACTAAATAACGTTTTGATTTATCAATGTCTTTTTTCTCCTTAGTCCATTTGAACAATTCAAACTCTGTAAAGTCTTCGTTAGTTTCAGGTTTACGAACGTTCCAATCATTTGTGTAATAGAATTTTGGATCTTCCCACTTTTTATCACTATCGTTCCAAGTTGGTTTTGATACACGAATCTTTGAAAAGTCAATGTGATAAGGCTCAACTTTATCTAAACCTTGATTGTAAACCATTTCATTTGCAAATCCACCCTGAATAATATGATCTTTAACAGTACGCTCGAATACTTCGTTATCGGTTAAATTATTAATGAATGATTGAACTGCTATTTTATTCGAAATATTTAAGCCAATATTAGAATAAGTCAATCCTTGACCTGTGATAAAATCACATTTGGAATTGATTATAGCGTTGTTCTTTGCGCTTGAATTATAAAGATGAATAAGGAAGTCAGGATAACGGTTATACCATTCTTTATTGTCTTTGTCGTTGCCGTAAACAACCCAATCTAACCGCTTTTCGATTTTAAACTCGGGAGTTTTGTGACTTTCAAATGAATGAAGTTCACCATCTCGATAAAGGAATATATTACGGTTCATTGACTTTGTATTGAATTGTTAAATCGTGTTCGATAAAATTACTTATTTCGGGTGATGACAATAGTAACATTATTCCACGCTGAACGATTGCACCGCTTAAATTTGCATCTAAATTTGTAGTGCTTTCTTGCTCTCTTACAATATAGTTATATCTACCTTCATTAAATAAAATTAAGGATGAATTAAGGCGATCATCAACACCCTCGGTAATATTAAAAAGGTTTGATCTATTGCGAGCTGCCCCGAATACTGAAATATCCGCACAAATGCAAGTGTTACTCGTCTTCGTCTGATCGCTCTGAAACTCGAATAGGTATATCGGTGTTACTATCGTTGTCTTTTCCTTTAGACTTAGTGCGACGTTTTCCGCCGTTGCTCCCTTTGTTAGTTTCATCCTCGAATACGTTTAAGCCTAATTTCTTATAAAGTTCTTCATTGCCTTCAACAATTGTAACGAATCCAATTCGTGAACTCATTTTTGAACATATGCACTCTTTTCTTATTGTCATAAAGATAGTAAAAAAGGGAGTAGATTTAACCACTCCCTAATTATTTTAAGCAGTCGTCAATCCAGCCACAACGGTTGGATCAACTGTATAAGGTGCATTTCCTGAACGAGCAGTGAAGGTTAAAGTATAGCCGTTCATTTCATTCATTGTTGCTCCAGTCTGCACCACAGTTGCGTTAAGGTCTGCGCCTTTCTCTAAACCGATACACCAATACAAATCATTCTCGTCTTGTAAGATAATTACAGTTGGCGAACTTGATACTAAACGAAATTCAACATTTTTAGCTGCTGACATCTTTAGTAACGAAACCGTGACAATCGTTTCATAAACTTGGTTCCCGTTTTCCTTTGTCATGGTTGTAACAAAATTCGCACTTTCTTTTTTGATATTGTAGTTGTAGAAGTTTGTTAAAGCGACTTGAGTTAACACGGTTATTTCTCCTGCTACTATTGTACTAGTAGTTATGTCGGACAACCCCGTTAAAAGTAACGAGCCTAATTTGACACCGCCTAATCCATCTTCGCATTCTTCGGCAAATCCTACCGTTGGTATACATGGCATATTTTTAAGTATTTATAAAGAGGGGAATCTCACCCCTCTCTAGTTATTAATTTAATTACGCTTCTAAAGTAAATTCTACTACTTGGTTTGTGAACCAAACTTGAGTCCCTCTAGTCCAATCTGAATCAACAAGTATTTTCTTGTTGGTTACGGGATCAACTCTGAATGAAAACTCTGTGTCATTGTCGCCATCCATTCCAATGATAAAGTTTTCAGGATAAGTCAAGATCGCTCTGTTCAATGTTCTAAGGCCATATGTAGGACGTAGACGAACGTCAGTCCCATAGTATAGAGTTTCTCCGTCTTCTGACTTGTAATGAAACAAATTAGCCGCTTTTAATGCTGAAATATACAGATCGTACCAAACTTTAGGGATATACATTACGTTATCCGTACGCTCTGAAAGTTCTTCTGTGCGTGATAACCAAATACCTTCAAGGATAGCAAGAATATTTCCAACTGTTACACCTGTAAGAGCAGTTACACCACCCGTATTACCGTTAACCGCATCACCTGCAGCATCAATTATTTTCAACCATCCGTCGTAACGGTTTAGATTTGCAGTTGGAGAAAGTGTGTTACCTTGAAAATCGGCCAATTCAATAGCTTGGATTAACTTTTTTGTTTTCTCCTCGAAATAGATAGCTGCAATTTCTTCGGGCATAACTTGTTTTCCCGTCATTGTGCCTTGCTTCAACATAATTTGTGTCCACTTATTTCTAAGGTCATCTAAACACAAATCCTCTGCAATTGCAACTTGAGCAACTGTGATGGGTTTATTCGTGAATGCTGTTGTTCCGCTCGCTGAACGTGCGCATCCTGCACCGTTTTGGAAAACAACATCAGTCTCCATGTAATGTAAGTCAGAAGTTCCCTTCAATCCCAATTGAATAGTTGCTTGACTTGCTGTAAGTTCGGGAGCAACTTGTAAATAACCCACTAAAGGGAAATCTCTCTGTTCTATAAATGCCGCTAAGTCTGATACGTCAAATGCCATAATTTATTTGTTTTTAGATTTTAAAAAAATGTTTTGTTTTTCTTCTCCTTTGAATGGATTGAAAACTGGTTTAACTGGTGATTTTGTTGGCTCGTCCAACAGTTCCTCGAATATTTCTTTCGAGAAAGTTTTTAACGCTTCGAATTGATCATTTATTGATTTTTTAAACTCAACCATTTCAACTTTAAACGCTTCATTTTCTTCTTTCAAGAATTTGTTTTCTGTTGATAATCCTTCGATCTTAGCAAAAATCTTTTCGCTTTCGATACGCTCAATAATTCTTTTCACTTTTTGTTGTTGTGGTGATTCCTCTCCCATTGGCTCAACTACGGGAGCAACGATTTCTTCACCATCCGCAACCATTTC